CACATATACTTTTTCATACGGTGTGAATTGATCTAAAACATCTTTGAGTGCAAGATAGAGTGCAATGAATGTTTTACCTGTTCCCGCTGCACCATATGCAAAAAGATTTTTACCTGCTTTATACTCTTCAAAGAATTTCTTTTGATTATCCGTCAATGGTTTAATATCGACCATTGAATCAGAATTAATTGGTTTCTTTCTTTTTAATTGTCTTGAACTCATACTTCCGATACCACTGATCGGATCATTCTTTCTTTTTCTTGCTGGCATACTTAAACTTTACGGATGTTAGAACCTGGGGTTTGTTTAACTTTAGATAGAACATCGTTCCATCCTGGTTTTGATTTACGAAGTTTGTCTTTCCAATCACCAACTTCACCTGAACCTGGGCAAGTAGATGGATCAGACCAATCTCTTTGCCAGTCTGGGTTATCTGCACACCACTGAGACCATTCATGAACGCTCATTATAACGTCTTTCTGTTCTCCGGTGTTTTTGTTAATAACAGGATATGTTGCCATAATTTAATATCAATGTATTGTATTTAGACCCATTCAAGAGCTTCTGATACTTCAGGAAACTCTTGAATAAAAATAGATTTGCAGGAAAGTGCAACATCCATATGTTCTTTTTGAGTGCCATTTGCAGATCTTAAATTGATATAATGAATCCATGATCTACATGATCCGGTCATGTAGATACGAGTAGGAGTACAAAGTGGCAAAACATTTCTGGCACATTCTTTTGCCACTCCACGATTAAGCATTTGTTGATACAGTGCCATCGAAGAATCAAACAGAGTTTGCATTTGCAACTCTAAATTCTGAACGGTAAATGGATCAAGATCATCGATAGAATTTTGACGATTTTTTTCATCCTGACGACGCATCTCTGGAAGAGGAATGGATGAACCTAGCAAAGATGAATCTGCATACCGTTGCGAAAATTCTTGAAATGTAAAACTACGATGCCTCAGTATTTGAGCCGCTATTGCTCTTGTAGTTTCAATCTCAAGGGTCATAGTTGCTTGCTCAAATACAGACCAATGATTGTGTTTAATACAATAACGCAAAAGACCAGAATACTTTTCATTATTCTGATTGGATGGATTTGAAACTCTGGCAATATAAGCCATTGTCTTTTCAGCATCTGGAGTCACACTGATTAGTCTTGCTTTTTGTTCCATAATTTTATACCTCTTAGTAGTCATTCGTCATCGTCTTCAAAGACTTCATCATAGTCTAATTTTTTTGTTTCAGATTCTTTGTACTTATACGCTTCCACATCTGAATAAATTTCTGACTCTAGTGCTGCGACCAAAGATTTTAGATTTCTAACAATAAGTTTTAGTTTGTCTCTATCCATTAAATAGATCTCAATTTAATTATATTTTACACAAAAAAGGGGAGATCGTCAAGACCTCCCCACAATAATTCTAATTTAAAAGACTCCTACATATTCGTTTACATGTTTGTTGGTCCTCATCGCATTCAATTAAGCAGTCAAAGTAATCATTTACTAGATCTGTTTCAGTATCGAACTGAGCAAAGGTACTTTCCAGATGATTCCATTCTGCTAATTGATTACGGGAAATAAGATTGTGCATTAATCACCTCCAATACAATTAAACTAATAATATAATTTGAAAGTGGGGTTTTAGATCATTTCGGATAACCTTAATTCTGTAGTATATAGTACAGTTTATGTTAGTTTACTAACATTTGTGTTATTTTAATATAAAGACAAAAAAAGAGAGGTTTCTTAACCTCTCTTAAATACTTTCCAACTTTGTGCACCCATGGATTTAAGATAAACCCATTTTGCATAATGAATACCACGATAAGTTAAAAGTACAAACTTTTTATCTGGATCGTGTTTTTTTGGATCATATGTTGGAAGATCATAACTAAAACTGATCTTCAACATGGTTTACCTCTTATAGAGAATTAGTATCTCGCCATAAAGAAGTCCAATAAATGCAACACAAAAGAGAGAACCGAAACCGGCAACTTGTAATGCGTCCATGTTAATCACTTAACGTAGATGCGACCACGATAACAAAAGGTTCCATGAGATTCTTTCTCTTGTCCGCTTTTTACACGATACTCAACACCACGATATGCAGTGTGAGAAATCTGTGCATTGTGAAGTGCAGACTGCTTTTCAATCTGCTTTTTGATGATTGTAAGTGTGTTCATTGATTTACTCCTGAAATACTAGGGGGTTTTAATCCCGTTCCTTCAGTCGTTTGCGTCCCAGTACCAATCACATTCTGGTGTTGAATCCCTTATGGTTTCAACTAACTCCAACTTAGTTTCATTACGAAGAGAATCATTTTTTGTAATCCGAAACATAATAGAATCGGCTTGTTGGCAACTAAGTGCTGCATATAAGAGTAACTCTGGTAGCATGGGATGAACGCTCCGTTCCGCGACTTACTTGCGTCCTCCGAGGAGGATGAACGTATGGTTATTATACCATATTATATAGAAACTTTCAAGTGTAACTTACTATACAGTTTTATCATCTTTGAGTAAATTTGATACAACTGTTTCAGTTCCATCCAGTTTTTTGATCTGGTACAGTCCAGATCGCATGTATTTTTTAATTTTTTTATATTTCTTTTTTAAATTTTGTACTTCATCAACATTGATATTGACGTTTAAATCCTTATCACTCATTTTTTATTATTTGATTTTTTTGAGTTAGAATTCCAAACTTTTGGATTTGCTGTACCAGAAGATTGATACATGGTAATGAAAGCATCCTTATACTCATCATAATAATAATCAAAGATATCTACTTGCTTAGTAGAAACAACTAGATCGTAGTGCTTAATACCATCAATATAGTATTCTACAACATAGCAAGTATTAGGAAGAGATTTGTCCTCACTAAGAGATGGATCACAATCTTTATGTAAAATTTTTACTTTAGTCAACTGCGACCTCCCCAATGGATATCTGGATATGCTTCACTTACAATTTCTTTTGTAATTTTATATTTACTTTGCAACTCTTTATCTTTCACTAGACAAAGAATTTCAGCATCAAGTGGATGTAAACCTTCAAGCATCTGAATAAACATTGTTTCTCTACGCAAGGATTTTAGAGAATCATTACCTCCTTTACAGAAATTATAAAAACGAGTCCATTCCTTACGAATAGTTGTCTTTCCTTTTTTCAAATCTGCAGCTGTACCAAGAGACTTTGTATCAAAGTATTCCATAGTACCAACCAACTGACTAATCTTAGTGCTTAAAGTGCCAGTGGTCATCTGTTCATCTTTCATACTAGAATAAGGAACTTCTCCAGAAGGTAATAGCGTAATTACGCTCTCGTCAAAGTTCCAAATAAACAGTGCTTTTAAAGAATCATGTTCATATTTTTTTAATACTTCCACTTTTTTAGCTTTAGTTCTCTGCTTAGATACAAGTGCTAAAACTTCAAATGCAAAAGGATTTGGTGGAAGTTCAAGTGTTGTTGGAGAAGACTTCTTAATTGTCGTCTTCTTCGTTGTCTTCGGTTTCGTAGTCATTTTCAAATCTTACAGCTAAAATTTCATCTGGTAATACGTTTCCATATTCATCTAACATTTCAGGATGCATATATGGTGATTGCATCTGCCTTAGGAACATTTCTCTTACTACGATGTATCCAATCACGCAACCAATAAGTAAAAATTGTATTGTTAGTAAAGAAAAAAGAGTTATAGTTACGGCAGTCATAGTCCTTCTCCGAGAGATTTTTTTTTAATTAGCAATGATACCTCAAAACTAAAATGAATCTCTCTTTTAAAGAGGGAGACCATTTTAGCAAACTTTAAATAGTTGCCTCTTTGAGGTTTTGGTCTGCCTCCTAATATAAGTTCTACACCTTTATTTATTGTAATATCAGAGAAGTTTTTGTTCCCTGAGGTACTTAACTGTTTCACTACACCCTCCAAGTTTCTTTTGATCCATTAGAATTTGAGGGAAGGTTGTTCCTTTACCGAACTCACCATAAAATTCTTCCCTAGTAAAATCTCTGTTGAGTTTATACTCAACAAACTTTGCTTCAATGAGATCTAAAACTTTTATAATTTTTGTGCAATATGGACATCCGTCCCTGGAATATACAATAAAATTCATGATTATCCTCCTTATAAATTATTTTATTTTGCCATATTGACTTGTACTTCAGACCAATCTTTATCAAAGATTTCAAGACCTTTATCAGTTAAAATATGATCATACATTTGATCAAAGACTTTAGGTGGCATCGTTACAACACTTGCACCATTATACCAAGATCTCACAGCACGCTGAACACTACGGATTGATGCCGAAAGCACTTGAGTTGGACATCCATGAATGCGATATAG